AGAGCTTCAAAGAAAATATAAAGCCGAACATTCAGGCTCTGCTAACGCAGGAAACATTATTATCTCGTCTTCTAAGTTAAAGTGGACTCAATTAGGACTTTCTCCTGTTGACTTAGCTATTATCGATTCACAGAAGATGAATTTACGTCAGTTGTGTAATATTTACCACGTAAACTCTGCGTTGTTAAATGACCCTGACAACAAGACCTACAATAATATGTATGAGGCTCGTAAAGCCTTGATTAGCGACGCTATTCTCCCTGAACTTATATCATTACGTGCTGACTTGAATAAATGGCTTGTAGCACCTTATAATAAGTCTGAAGGGGTGAATTACTTTTTAGATTTTGATTTAAGCGTATTCCCTGAGCTGCAAGAAGACAAGAAAGAACAGATACAGTATCTTGAGCGTGCTTGGTGGCTTACGCCTAATCAAAAACTTGAAGAGATGGGCTATGGTCGTAACGAAGACCCGAATATGGACAAGGTTTATGTTTCTATTCAGGTTAAGCCTATTGACTCTATGAACATCGACCCTATCGAACAAGCAGTTGGTATTGCCAATGCTCAGCTTGGTTCAGTTAAGATGGAGGAAAAGCCGTTGGCTCAGTTTGAGTCTATGGCAAGAGAGTTCAATAAAAACAATCCGGGCAAGAGAGTAACCGTTGGTAAACTAGAAGAAGTGTTTGCAACAGGTATTAGAGTGTTCGGTGAGCAGAATTTAAGAGGCAATGAAAATGCTTTTGCTATGAGCTTTGTAACAAGATTCCTAGAAGCATACGCAAAGAAGCCTAATCAAAAAGCAGAGAGTTATAACGATTACCCACAAGCAGCAACTGATAATGCTAAACGTGCTTTAGCCTATGCAGAAAAGAATGGTTGGGGTGAATGTGGAACTCCTGTTGGAAAGCAAAGAGCAAACCAATTAGCAAATAGAGAAAACATTTCGAGAGATACTATTGCTAGAATGGCTAGTTTTAAAAGACACCAACAAAATAAAGACGTTCCATACGAAGAAGGATGTGGTGGATTGATGTGGGATGCTTGGGGTGGAACTGAAGGAATTGAATGGGCTATTAATAAATTGAAACAAATAGATAAATAAGATATGTTACTATACAAAAATTTAAGTCAAGGTATTAGTGATGTAGATGTTAAGAAAGGCATCGTTACTGGCTATTTTTCGTCATTTGACAATATGGATAGCGATGGTGATGTTATTCGTAAAGGAGCATTTACTAAAACTATCAATGAAAACTTCCAACGAGTTCGCCACTTGTTAGACCACGACGCTACTAAATCGGTAGGTAAAATCTTATCGCTTAAAGAAGACAACAAAGGCTTGTACTACGAAAGTAAAGCAGGTCGTCATACTTTAGGTAGAGATTTCTTACTTATGGTAGAAGATGGTTTGATTAGCGAGCATTCTATTGGATTTGTTACTATTAAACAAAAAAAGATGGGCCACTATAACGAAATCTCTGAGGTTAAGTTATACGAAGGCTCTTCATTACAAGGATGGGGTGCTAACGAAATGACCCCGATTACAGGTATGAAATCTTACGAAAACATTAGCTTTATGATGGATAACATTATGAGAGCTATCAAAGGTGGTAAATATACCGACGAAACCTTTGCTAAACTAGAACTACAATTCTTGCAACTTCAAAAAGAGTTAAACGCTCTCAAAGAACTATCAGTAGAAACTCCTGAGCCATCTGAAGATAAAGGCTGTGTTACAGTTACTATCAACATTGAAGATACTGAGGAGCACGAATACCCGATGGAAGATGAGCCGATGGCTGAAGAAGAAGTAGCTCCTGCTGAGGGAGAATCAACTGAAGAAGGTGAACAAGTAGAAGAAGAGGCAGCACCTGCTGAAGAATCTAATATGGAAGTATCTGCTTATGGAGAAGACCTTGAAGAGGATGAATATGAGTTAATATTAAACGGACTAATAGAAAGTTATCAAAATGGAAAAAGTTGAACAATTAAAATCGTTAATTAACGAAAACCTTAAAAATGAGGTGGCCGAGCAATTAACTGAAAAATCTAGTGCGATTGAAAATCGTTTAGATGAAATCGAAATTAAATTACAAAAATCTACCGAAAACAAAATGGAAGAAAAATCATTCTCTACAGCTTTTGGCGAATTAATCGCTAAGAACTTTGATTCAATCAAAGAAGTATCTTTGGGAAACAAAGTAAAATTAAATTTAAAAGCAGTTGGCAATATGACTGTTGCTGCTAACCTAACTGGTGATGCTCAAAGAACTTATCAGCCGGGTGTTGCTATGGTTCCTAACCGCAAAATTAACTTCAGAGATTTAATCCCTGCTGTTTCTTCTGCAACTGGTATCTACACCTTATATCGTGAAACTGGTACTGAAGGTTCTATCTCAGTTCAGTCTACTCCGGGTGATGCTAAGACTCAAATCGATTACGATTTAACTGCTGTTACTTATACTGCTCGTTACATCGCTGGTTTTGCTCGTATCGACAAATCAATGTTACAAGATTTACCTTTCTTGCAATCAGCTCTTCCGCAAATGTTATTGCGTGATTTCTACAAAGCTGAAGATTCTAAATTCTACACTGATTTATCAGGTGCTGCAACTGGTTCTACTACCACTTCTGCAACTGTAGATGCTGAGCAAATCATTGATTATGTTGCTAACTTGGAGTCTGCTGACTTTACCCCGAACGGTATCGTAGTTAATCCTAAGCAATGGGCTCGTTTGGTAACTACTAAGCCTGCTGATTATTCAGTACCGGGTGGTTTCACTATCGACGCTAATGGTAACATCGCTATCGCTGGTATCCCAGTTTACAAATCTTCTTTCATCGCTGATGATAAAGTATTAGTAGGTGACTGGAGCTATGCTAAGCGTGTTGTTGTTGACGATTTAGCTGTTGAATTCTTCGAGCAAGATTCTGATAACGTTCAGAAAAACTTGGTTACTTGCCGTGTTGAGGCTCGTGAAGTATTAGCTATCGACCGTCTTGACGCATTCGTATTTGCTGATTTAGGTAACGTTGCTTAATTACTAAAGTAGTTTGGAAAGTATTTATACTGGGGGAATCGTCTTCCCCCCTACTTTCAAAAAAATAAAGTTATGACAAAAGTAAAAGTTACATTCAATTACAGAGATTTAGAATTAGGTAGAGTGGCTGTAGTAGGCGAGGAGTTAGAGGTAAGTGATGAGAGAGCTACTTTATTAGTATCTAAACGATTGGTTAAAATCTTAGAAGTATCTGATGATGTTGAAATCGAAGAGAAAGAAGAGAAGCCAGTAGTAAAAACAAAAGAATTAAAAGTATCTAAAAAAAGTAAATAATGACATTAGGATTAGACGTACAAATTAAGACCGACTTAGCCACTGAGCCAGTTACTCTTTTAGAAGCAAAGACCTACTTAAACGTAGATTATTCTTCTTGGGACACATTGATTACTACGCTAATTTCTTCGGCTAGAACTAAATTAGAGAGATATACGGGTTGTACATTTGCTACTAAAACTTTGGTATCTACGTTTCAGCAAGTAGCCGATAATGTTGATATTCCTTATGGGCCTATTCAATCTATCACCCACGTTAAATCTATCGACGAAACGGGAACTAAGACTACGCTAACAGCAGGAACGGATTATGTTATCACCGGTAACACTTACAAAAACATTCGCTTCTTTGGCATAGCTACTCCTATCGAGATTGAGTACGTTGCAGGATATACTTCTTTACCAGCTGACTTAAAAGTGGCTATTATGAAGCAAGTAGGTATGGACTTTGAATACAGGGAAAATATTATTGAAGTTGGTTCAATTACCGAGCTTTCTAACGGAGCAAAACAATTCGCAAAAAGTTATAGACGAGTATCATTATTTTAATGAGAGTATATCATAAAACATCTGATTTTAGGGAAATTATAGAGCTTCTATCGTATAGTGGTGCTATGGATAATACTGGTGGTACAAAACCTACTTATTCTGTAGAAACTACTACACTAGCTAAAGTAGAACCTTTTGATGGAGATTTATTTGTTGAGGGAGGACAAAGAGTTCTTAATAACAAGTATATTTTTACTATAAGATATAGAGAAGCTCTAGAATGGGGTTCAGATAATATTTGGGACAAAATCCTTTCATATTGGGGAGATAACGTAGTAGATATTGATAAAACCTATAAGATTAGATATAGAAACAACAATTATATTATCCATTCGGTAAGATTGGCTGATGAGAGAAGATTCTATATTAAGATTGTAGCTTGGCTTCGTAAGTAATGGCAGTTGTAAGAAATTCTGTAAGCAGACCAAGAAGTACAAGTAATACTGCTGCTGGAGTTATGGCAGACTTAAATAAATGGGTTGAAAGAATCCACGCAAGGGCAGAAGAGAAAGTAGAAGAGGCTGTTAGTACAATTACAAATACTACTAATAGTAGATACTCAGGTCTTCCTGCCGATGGCAATCAAATAGCTGGAAATCCTATATACTATAAAATGTATACTGGTAAAAGCTTAATAACAGGCAAAGCGATAGCAAAACAAAGCAAGGAATTAATTTATCTTGAGTTTGGTACTAGACGCACTGCAAATGATAATATAACAATAGCGACAGGATTTCAAAGTGGCATTGATACAGTTTCAATAGCTGCCCCATACAAATCAAATAGTCCAAGATTTATCAATAAAAAAGCCACTGGAGGAAATTACTATTTCTTGGGAACTATTGATATTGAAGGTATAAACTTCATAAAGAACTTTTGGAAATAATCTGTTGATAAAAATTGTTGTAAAAGTAAAATATTTTAACTATATTAGAGCAAAAATAAATGGCTACACTAACTGGACAAACCATAGCATCGACGTATGATGCACTATTAAAAG